ATGACACCGATACCTGAGCAGTTCCGGGCGGGGCAGGAGCGCGCGCCGGGCGTACGACGCGGACGGCACCGCAAGCCCCGCCCCCGCAAGGCGCTGCTCGCCGCCGGCGGTCTCGCCCTGGCCGCAGGCGTGCTCAGCCTGGTCCGGATCACCCCGCAGTCGGGAGTCGGCGCATCCGGCACGGCGGAGGCCGGTCCCCGACTCGACCTGGACGGCCGGGCCCCCGCCCACCCCGCGAAGCCCTGGACGCCGACCACCGCCACTCCCACCGCGCTGCCCTCGGCGACCTCCGCCATGGGCGGCCGAAGCCTCGCACCGACCCCCACCGGACCCCCGCCCCGCACGGCACCGGCCCGGCCCACGACCCCACCGGACCACACGGCCGTACCCACCCCCCTCCCGACGACCCCCCGCGGCACACCGCGCCCCGGACCGCCGGCCACCGCCCCGGCACCCAGGACACCGCACCCGACCCCCGCACCCCCGCGCACGGCGGAGCCGGATCGGGCGCCCGGGGTGTGCGTGCCGGTGATCGGCCTGTGCGTGGACGTACTCGGCGACGGCTAGGACTGGCCCTCGCGGCGCGTGAGCAGCCAGGGCTCGACCACACCGAGCCCCCGCACCGGGCGCTGCCACATCGGCTGGAGCGCGAAACGGTACGTCGGCGGCTCCTCGCCCTCCTTCTCGGCCGCCGCCGCGGCCTCCGCCGCCTCCGCCTCCGAGGCGGGCGCCTCGCCGGTGCGGATCAGCTCCTCGGCGAAGGCGCTGTCGACGAGGACGGCGTCGCGCGGCGCTATGGAGGTCAGCCGGGAGGCCAGGTTCACCGTCGTACCGAACACGTCGCCCATGCGGGTGGTCACCGTGCCGAACGCCATGCCGACGCGCAGCTCGGGCATCGTCTCGTCGTTCGCCAGCGTCTCCACCAGCCGCAGCGCGATGTCCGCGGCCGTCCCCGCGTCGTCCGCCGCGTACAGCACCTCGTCGCCGAGGGTCTTGATGAGCCGGCCGCCGCGCGCGGCCACCAGGTCGGCCGCGGTGGTCTCGAAGGCCTCGACCAGCTCGCCGAGTTCCTCTTCCTCCATCCGGCGGGTGAGCCGGGTGAAGCCGACGAGGTCGGCGAAGCCGACGGCGAGCCGCCGGTCGACCATCTCCTCGTCGTCGGCCGCCTGCACGACCCGGCCGGCGGAGGCGGCGAGCTGCCGGCGCCACACGTAGACGAGGAACTCCTCCAGCTCGGGCAGGAGCAGCTCGACGATCGGGTACGTCACCTCGGTCCGGGTCATCCCCGGCTCCGGCGGCTCGGTCAGGCCCTCCAGGAAGGAATCGATCTGCCACTCCGCCAACCGGGCGGTGGTCTGCCCGGTGGACCGGGCCACCTGCACCGCCATGGCCTCGCTCAGCAGCCCCGCCTCCACCAGACCGGCGAGGCGCCGCAGCGCCAGCACGTCGGCCTCGGTGAGCGCCTTGGCCTGCCCGATGTCGGCGAAGCCCATGGCCCGCCAGAACCGGGACGCCAGCTCCATGGAGACGCCGGCGCTGCGGGCGGCCTGGAACGGGGTGTAACGGCGCTCGGCGCCCAGGATGAGCTGTTCGAGCCGCAGGGCCAGCGGGTCATCGCCGGAGTCGGGGGCGTGGGGGTCCACCCGGCCGTCCCCGCCAGCGCCGGAGCCCGTGTCGTCGACGGTCACGCCTGCTGCCCTTCCGATCTGCCGCGGTCAGGTATCGACCGGCCTCAACTCTACGGCAGGTGTGCGCCAGCTCACTCCGTAGGGTTCGGCCGACGGGCCCCCTCCCGCCACCGGCCACGTGACCCGCCACCACCGCCAGGGGCTCCACCCGCCCGCACCCGCCCGAGGACACCCCCACCGCCCCCCCGACCACCGGCCCCCGATGGCTGATCGCGCAGCTCCCCGCAGGCACGACCGAACGGAAAACCGAACCCCACACGACACCGCACCCACCCACGCGGGACGGGAAACCGAGCCCCCCACGACACCGCACCCACCCACGACCGGCACGGGGACCGCACCCCCCACGGGGCCGCAGTTGCCCACGACCGGACGGGGGACCGCACCCCACACGGCGCCGCAGTTGCCCACGACCGGACGGGGGACCGCACCCCACACGGCGCCGCAGCCACCCACGACCGGACGGGGGACCGCACCCCACACGGCGCCGCAGCCACCCACGACCGGACGGGGGACCGCACCCCACACGGCGCCGCAGCCACCCACGACCGGACGGGGGACCGCACCCCACACGGCGCCGCAGTCGCGTACGGCGGGAAGGGGACGTGTCGGGGGGTGTCCGCCCGCAGCGGTTGGCGCGTCAACGCCGCCCGCCTCTCAAACGCCCGATTCCGCGCCGTTCCGAGGACGGACACCCCCCGGCGCGGCCCCGACCTCCCCCCTCTGGGGCATCCACGAAGGAGATCGCAGTGAGCAGCACCCGATACGACGGCAACGAGATCACCGCCCTCATCCCTGCCGAAGCTGGCTGGCAGATCGTCGTCACCTCGCCCAGCTCCGGAGACCGCAAGGTCTGCCCGATCGTCGCCTGGGCCGCCCAGTGCCTGCCCGCCGCCGATGGCACGCCCCAGCACGGCGTACACCCCGTGTTCGTCCTGGATGGCCGCACCTGGACGCTCGGCGACCTCGACCAGATCATCCGCGCAGACGGACGGATCCTGGCGCCGGGCGAGCAGCCGTGAACGTCGACGACGTCGTCGCCGAGAAGATCGCCGCTGCCCGGGCCCGCGCCGAAGCGGCCAAGCGCCGGCGCGCAGCCCTCGCCGCCGCCCGACAGCACGGCCTCGCCGCCCGCCACGCCCAGAAGCTCGCCCGCCTGCGTGCTCAAGAGGGCACGGACGCGATTGCCGACACCGACACCGCTCCCGTACTCCTGGAGGACCAGTGACCACCATCGCCACCGTCCGCGGCCTTGGTCAGCTCGATGACGCCACCGCAGCCCGGATCGCCGACCTGTGGAACCAGGCCTACCCCGGCATGCGCGAGACCCTCACGCTCGTCATCAGCCGCCATCGCGACTACCTCCAGACGGCCGAGCACGCCGGGAACCTCACCGCAGAGATGGAGGCTTCTACCCGCCGATACATCAAGCGACTGGAGGAGACCCGTCGCGTGCTCGGCCAACTCGACCGCGGCACCCATCGCGGGTGCACCCGCAGCCCGGGGGCGTTCAGCACGTCCGCAGCCCTCAGTGCCGTTCAGCGTGCCCTTGAAGCCTTCTCGGTTGGCGGACCTGCCCTCGGCGACGTCTACCGGCTCGCGGCCACCCTCGCCGACGAGGAGGCGGCCAAGGCTGCGAGGTGGCAGGCCGAGCACAGCAACGTCTGACCCGCGCACAACCGGCCGGGCCCGCGGTCATCGGGCCCGGCCACCCACCCAGCACACCACAGAAGGAGCCCGCCATGGCAGGCGAGACCGTCATCACCGTCGTCGGCAACCTGGTCGACGACCCCGAACTCCGCTTCACTCCGGCCGGCGCGGCCGTCGCGAAGTTCCGCATCGCCTCCACCCCGCGCGTCTTCGACCGCCAAACCAACGAGTGGAAGGACGGCGAGACCCTGTTCCTCACCTGCTCGGTGTGGCGGCAGGCCGCCGAGAACGTCGCCGAGTCCCTCGCCCGCGGCACCCGGGTCATCGTCCAGGGCCGCCTCAGGCAGCGCACCTACGAGGACCGCGAGCAGGTGAAGCGCACCGTGTACGAGCTGGACGTCGACGAGGTCGGCCCGTCCCTCGCCCGGGCCACCGCCAAGGTCGAGAAGAACCCGAGCAGCGGCGGCCAGCGGCAGGGAAGCGGCGGGACCAGTCCCGACCCCTGGGCGGGCGCCCGCCCCGCGAACAGCCAGCAGCAGGGCGGCGGCTGGGGCAACCAGCCCGCACAGCAGCAGCCCGCCGCACAGGGCGCCGGCTACGACTCCGAACCCCCGTTCTAATCAAGGAGACGACCATGACCGCGAACGAGATCCTGTTCCTCATCTACGGCGTCTTGATCGGAGTCCAGGCCATGGAGTCGCTGCACGCCTACTGGGCCCATCGGGACGCCTGCCGCAGCCGTACCGCCGCCGAAACCGCTCGACGGCGCGCGGCCGGCGACCGCTACCTGGCCAGCCTCCGCCTGTACCAGCTGCGGCAGCGGAGCCGCGGGTGAGCACGTGCGAACTGTGCGGCGAGGAGACCGCGGGCCGGTACCTGTGCGAGCGACACACGGTCCGGCTGGCCCGGCAGCTGGCCGACCTGCCTGTCCTGTACGCCGAGGTCGGCGAGTGCCTGGTGCCTCGCCGGTCCGGCTGGGGCGACATCGTGGCGACCAAGGGCGCGGCCGGTCCGCGGTCACCGTTGAACGAGGACGTCCTCGACACGGTGAACCGGGGCCGGGCCGCTGAGATCGTGCGGCTGTGGCGAGTGGACGTTCAGAGTGTGCGCTGGCCGCAGCACGGTGCGCCGGCCCCGGCGCCGCTCGCCGCCGACTGCCGGTGGCTGGCGATGGAGTTGGACTGGATCGCCGCGCACTACCCGGGCGCTGGCGATCTGGCCCGCGAGGTTCGCGAGCTGGAGGCGCAGGCCCAGTCGGTCGTTGGGGATCCGGCGCCGCGCCCGCAGCGGCTCGGCACGTGCGTGGCGATCGCGGCCGAGGGCGTGGTGTGCGGGGCGGTGATCTCCCGTCTGCCGGGCCAGACTCGGATCGAGTGCCGGTGGTGCGGCTACGTGTACGAGACGGCGGCTGACTGGATGCGGCTGCAGCACTTCCAGCCGAAGGAGAACGCGTGACTATCACACCCCCCTGTGATAGTCTCGCCGTTGTGACCGAAGAACCCTGGCGGGTTCGGTTCCAGCGTGAGGACGAGCTGGTGGAACAGCTCCAGTCACAGCTACTCGAAGCCGCCAAGCGACGGGCCGCAGCACTCCATGACGGGGTCGCTGAACTGGGCACCGTCTACAAGGTCGCGAAGGCGGTCGGCAAGAGCTACACCGCAGTCAGCCACGCGATCAAGAAGTACCCGACAACCGAATAGAAGAGGGGCCGGACGACAGCTCCCGGGTGGTGGAACACCCGAGGCGCGCGCACCGCCCGACCCCAGCGCAACCAGGTGGTGGAACACCTGGCCACTTGCCCACGAACGAGATCGGACCTCGTCATGGACCACCAGAACCTTAGCGCGCCCACCTGCGCGCAGATCAGCAGCGGCCGACGTTTGGTCGCCTCCGGATACGTCCGCCGCGCGCCCCAGCCGCCGGCCGAACCGAGCGACCTCGACGTCGCCATCCGCGTCGGCCAGCAGCTGCTCGACAGCGACAGCATCCTCTCCCTCCGCGAGGCCCTCCGCCTGCTCCTCCGCGCCCACGGCGCCGAGCCCACCACCGCGGCCACCACCGGACCCCGCGAGGTCGCCCACGCCAACGGGCTCACCTTCCGGGTTGTCGCCGCCGACAGTTTCGACGCCCGCATGGCCCGCGACGTCCGCACCCTCACCATGGCCGACGGCTCGGTCTGGACGGTGGGCACGCGCGGCGCCGGGAGCACCATCGCCTGGCAGCCGACCAGCCAGCCCCGCCAGGCCCCCGCCGCCGGCTTCCTCGGCAAGGCGGTGACCGAGTGAGCACCGCCCACACCCTTGAGTCCCTGCGCGACCTGCTCGCCGCCGTGCTGGAGGCGGTCGACCTCCCGCACCCGGCGACCACCGGCGGTGCTGCGGTCCACGACCGCCTGCTGGCCGCCCGCGTCATGCACGCCCGGACCGTCCTGCGCAACGTCCTCGACGGCGGCCCCGCCGTCCGGCCGGCCTGGCACGCCCAGTACCTGCGTGAGCGTCTCGCCGAGCACCCCATCACCGGGTACGTCACCGTCGACCAGGCCCAGGCCGCGCTCGACGCCGGAAAGACCTGGGCCGAGGCCGTAACCCTCCCCACCCGGGAGGGACAGTGAGCGTCGAGCCCCGCACCGCCATCGTGAACCTGCTCGTCACCAGGGCCCTGGAGGTCGACGAGCCCGACTGGTGCATCGGCCACCGCGCCGACGAGGCGCAGTTCAAGCCGGACATCACCCACTACGGGCCCGAGCACGCCATCGAGAGCAACGGCCACCGGATCCTCCTGGCGATGCTCGCCCAGTCGCCCTTCGCCCAGCGCTCCAGCCGGGAGATCTCCCTCTACATCGAGCAGGGCGACTTCACCGGCTCGTACACCCCGGACGAGGTTGAGCAGCTGGCCGACGCCCTCACCGTGGCCGCCGACCGGCTCCGCGCCCTCGGCCGCGACCTCGCCGAGATCCTCGACGGGGGTGGCCAGTGAGCACCCGTACTCTCACCGCGTGGGCACAGACCCACCCGGCGCCGGCCACGGTCGTCGCCGCCCTGGCCCTGGCCGCCGTCGTGGCGCTCGCCGTTGCCGGCCGCAGGGCCACCCGCCGGACGCCCGTCGCCGTCCTGGTGGCCTCCCTCGCCGCCATGGCCTGCACCGCCTACAGCGCGGACACCAGCTGGCGCTTCGCCGAGCACCGCCTCGGCATGGCATCGCCGGACGAGCGCGCCGCGATGTTCGCCGCCGCCGAGCTGGCCCTGTTCGCCTGCGGCCTCATGGCCCGGCAGAACCTCCGCGACCCCAAGAAGGGCGCACCCGGCGCACCCGGCGCCCTGGTCTGGGTCATCACCAGCGTGCAGATCATCCCCGCCTACTCCGAGTCCGGCATCATCGGCGGCACCGTCCGCGCCGTCGTCGGCCCGGTCCTCGCCGCCCTGCTGTGGCACCTCGCGATGGGGATCGAGCTGCGGCACACCAAGCCCGGCGCCGACTCAGCCAGCCTCCCGGCACTACTCGCCCGTGAGGGACGCGAGCGGCTGCTATCCCGGCTCGGCCTTGCCACGCGGGACCGCACCGCCGAGCAGATCACCCGCGATCGGTGGACCGTGAAGGCCGTCGGCCTGGCCGCCCGGCTCGCCGACATGGAGCCCGGCGCCCGCGGCCGGGCCCGGACGGCTCGGCGGCTGTCCGTCGCGGTCGGCAAGGCCCAAGCCGGCGCGAGCGCGGAGCAGCGGACCAAGCTGCTGGAGCTGCTCGCCGCCCGCCGGCACGCGGTCGCCCTCGCCACCATCGACCTGCCGTCGCCGTGGCAGGACGCCTCCCAGGACGCGCAGGACGCCGAGGACGCCCCCGCGTCCGCTCCCGTCCGGAGCACCCCCGCCTTCCCCGTCGCCGCCCCGGCCGGCGCCCGCATCCTGACGATCATTGCCCGGCCGCAATCCACGCCTGACCCGGGACGCGACGACGAGGACGCCCAGGACGGCCCGCGTCCTGAGCCGCCCTTGATGACGTCCAACGACGTCGCCCAGCACTACGGCATCAAGCCGTCCACCGTCCGCAACTGGGTCGCTGACGGACGCATCCCCGTCCACTCCAAGGACGCCGCCGGACGCAACCTGTTCCACCCGGACGACCTGCCCAACTTCGAGGTCACCCCCGTTTGAAGAAATCAGCCGGCAGGTCTCTCCGCAGCCTGCCGCTGGTGCTCTCACGGGCCGCGGTGCCGGTCCCCGCCCGCGGCCCGCTCTCCACCGCGCATCTGGACCTTCCACCTCATCGAGGAACCATGATCGCCATCGTTCGTACCCGCACCATGCGCGCCCTGCGCGCCAGCCTCGCCACCACGCAGACCGAGGCCGAGGCCGCCAGCGCCCTGGCCGAGCGATACCGGCAGGACGCCGAGACTGCCACCGCCTCCGCGATCCGCGCGGAGACCGCGCTGGAGGAACTGCGCGCCGCTCACGCACGCAGCATCGCCGAGGCCGCCCGCGCCGAGGGCGAGCTGACGGCCCTGCGCGCCCAGACCCTGCTCGACACCGAGGACCGGGCCGTCCTGCGGATGCTGCTCCGCCAGGCCCGGAAGGCCGCCGCCCCCCGGCACGTGTACGTGCTGCTGCGCCGCGGCACGTTCCACAGCCTCCACGAGACCCGCGAGGCCGCCGAGACGGCCGCCGAGCGCGAAGGGGCACCGAGGGACGGCTGGTTCACCCAGGGCGGCCCCGGCACCCCGTCGCCCGCCGTCGACGTGCTGTGGCGCATCCAGCCGGTACCGCTCACGGGCGGCAGCTGATGCTGGCCGTCGCCTTCTTCATCGCGTCGGCCGGGGCCGGGCTCATCGGCCTCGCCCTGGTCGACCTCCGCAAGGTCCCGCCCATCACCGGGACCTGCGCGCTCGTCCTCACCCTCGCCGCGCTCGGCGCAGCCATCGTTCGATAGGAACCTCCGTGCCGTACATGGCCATCAACCTCGGCGGCGTCGCCGCCGGCGTCGCCGTCACCCTCTGGTTCGCCGTCCGCTGGTGGTTCGCCGAGCAGCACCGGTGGACGGCCCTCGTCCCCTTCGTCCTCGCCCTGCTCTACGGCATGGTCGCCGCCCTCGCCGCCTACGGCTCCGCCTCCGCGCTCGGCTGGGCCGTCTGGCTCAACCTCTGGGCCGCCAACGTCAGCGGCTACGCAGGGCTCGTCTGGGGCGTCGGCGGCACCGCCCCCGACGTCACACGCGCCGGCCAGCTCGCCCTCACCAGCGGCGGGTACGTCATCGTCCTGCTGCTGACCGTGGTCCTGGTCGCCCTGTGCAAGTTCGCCAAGCGGATCCCCACAGGAAAGATCGCCGCTGGGGCCTTCGCAGGCATCTCCATCGCCCTGTCCGGGAACGTGGCCGGCGTCGCCGCCATCCCCCTCGGCTCGGCCGTCAACTTCCTCGGCTCGGGCTTCACCGGAGCCTTCGGATGAGCACTGCACAGCCCGAGCCGCAGCCCGCCGAGGCGGGGGAGGAACCCGGCGGGATGAGCGAGCGCACCGCTCGCTTCGTCCTCCTCGCCGTCCTGCTGCTCGCCATGTGGGGCATCGTCGCGGCCCTCCCCGAGACCGCCTACGTCATCATCGGCGTGCTCGGCACCCTCGGTGTCCAGCGGGCCCGCGCCTGGCGCAACGCCCGCCGCACACAGCCCGTCGTCGCCGAGGAGGCGACTCCAGACGTCGTGGCTGCCCTGCACCGGCTCGTCGGCAACGACCGCGGCGTCCTCCTCACCCGGCTCCGCGACGACCTCGGCGCCGCCGACACCAAGACCGTGCGCGCCCTCCTGGACGCCGCCGGCATCCCCATCCGGGCGGGTGTGCGTACACGGGCGGGTAACGGGCCGGGCGTCCACACGGACGACATCCCCACCCCTCCCCCGGCCCCTGTCGACGGTTGTTGCTGCAGCTCAGACGCCAACACCAACGCCAACAGCGGCTCCGAGAGGGGTGCCGAAGAGGGGTTGCGTGTAGAGCGCATCGGCCAGTCCGGCTACATCCTCCGCGACCCCGCCGACACCGTCCGCCACCACACGGTGCGCGGCAAGTAGACCCGGGGCGGCCCGCGCCTGCCAGCTACCGGCCGCCCCGGTCCCATCCCAACCACGAGACGGAGACGCCATCATGGCACTCGGCTGGAAGCGCAACCCAACCCCCGACGACCCCCGGCTGAAGGGTCACGGGTCGGACTACAGCGGCAGCCAGGGCTGGTGGGTGAAGCGCCCGCCGAAGCCCGTCCCCGGAACCCCGAAGAAGAAGTAGGGCGGCTGTCAGCCCCCTGACGCACCGGAATCAGGCCCCCCCGTCGCCCCCGTCGATGGCGGGGCCTGCCGCATCATGGACCCATGGCGTCACAGCACCTCCGCCCCGGCCACCTCACCGCTGAGCAGACCCGCCAGGTCCTCGGCATCACCGCCGGCGCCCTCCGCCAGCTCGTCTACCGCGGCCAACTCACCCGCTCCGGCGGCACCGAGCGCCACCCGTGCTACGCCGTCGCCGACGTCACCGCGCTCGTCTTCAAGCGCCGTGAACGCAAGGTCGCTTGACCGCAGGTCAGAGGCTGTGTGACGATCTCGGCGTACAGTTGTGCCCACAGACGGCACCACAGACGCACGATGAAGCCCCGGTCCGGGCCACCCGGCCGGGGCTTCATCATGGGCCGTCCGCCGCCTGGCGCCAGGGGTAGCGACGGCCCCGCGGGTGCGCAGCACCAGGTGACGGACACTCAACGTCACAACATGGCTACACGCCCACCGCACCGCACGCACGTGGCGCATGATGCTCCCTCAGAGCCCAACGGCCTTGGGGGGACCATGAGTCAGCAGTACCCGCAGCAACCCGGGTGGGGGACACCGCAGCAGCCCGGCTACGGCTACCCGCAGCAGCCCGGCTGGGGCCCTCCTCCGCCCCAGCCGCCGAAGCGTAAGACCGGAAAGATCCTCGGCATCATCGGCGCCGTGTTCGCCGGCCTCATCGTGATCGGCGCCATCGCCAACAGCGGCGGCAAGGGCAGCAGCAACGACGCGAGCAGCGACCCCTCCAGCAGCCCGGCCGCCGTGGAGAAGGATGATGCAGCGGCGTCGGCCGCCGAGGAGAACCCGGAACCAGAGCCCGCCCCTGAGGCCCCCGTGAAGATCATCGCGACGGAGACGACGTTCGCGAGGAGCATCCTCGCCCAGGACGGCGACTACACCAGCGTCAAGGTGATGGTCACGAACAACAGCGACGAGACGATCAGCGTCAACCCGCTGTACTTCGGCATCACGGACACCGACGGCACCAAGCACTCCGCCGAGCTCGCCGTTGATGAGAACCAGATCGACACCGTCAAGCTGGCCCCCGGCGAGAACGTCTCCGGCTCCATCACCGGGAAGGGAAAGTTCACCCCGAAGGCCGTGACGTACACCGACGGCTTCCTCAGTGAGCCGATCCGCGTCGACGTGTCCTGACCCACCCCAACAACCGGCCCGGCTCGCGCCCGTGCGCGGCCGGGCCCTCGCACGCGGGGAGGCGCCCGTGGCCGGCAACCCCCGCAACGGACGCCCCTACCGCCGCCTCGTCGCCGAACAGAAGGCGCTCGGCCTGCCCTGCTGGATCTGCGGCCACGACATCCCCACCGGCCTCGACGCCCGTCACCCGCTGTCATTCACCCTCGACCACCTGGTCCCACTGTCCAAGGGCGGCAGCCTCCTCGACCCGGCCAACGCCCGCAGCGCACACCGCCGGTGCAACAGCGCCCGCGGCAACCGCATGCAGTCACGAGCCCAGCAGCTGCCCACGTCGCGTAGGTGGTGACCCACCGTGCTGTACGTCGTCACCGGCCCGCCGGCCTCCGGCAAGTCCAGCTGGGTCCAGTCACACGCCAAGCCCACCGACATCGTCATCGACCTGGACCTCATCACCCGCGCCATCTCCGGCCCGGGCGCACCCCAGTGGAACCAGGACCCCCTGCAGCTGAACGTCGCCCACCGCGCCCGCTACGCGGCCATGGACGCGGCGTTCGCCGTCCGTGACAAGACCGACGTCTACCTGATCCACACCATGCCCCAGGCCAAGGCCCTCGCGAAGTACAAGCGCCTGGGGGCACGCATCGTCACCGTCGACCCCGGGCGCGACGTGGTCATGCAGCGGATCGACGCCATGCGCGACCCGGAGATGCGGAGGGTAGCCGCCCGCTGGTACTCGTCCCGGTCGGCGGCCCTCCCACAGGGCATGCCGCAGTACTCACGCGACTGGTGACCTGGGCCGGACCGATTCTTTGAGGGCAGGACCGGGCGACCCAAACGCCCTTGTCGCCCAATTTTTTACACGGGGCCTGTGGCTCGCTATTCACCGTGAACCGAGTTCGACTGAATTAGCAGGCCGTCACGCTGTGTGACGTGACGCTGAGTGATGGCCGGGGGTGATCATGTCGGCGAACGTCGCGGCGGTCCAGGCCGAGATCGAGCGGCTCAAGGTCGGAGACCTCGCGCCTGGCCTGGCGCAGCTCGCACTCACGCTGGCCGCGGCGGTCGACAACCCGGGCAACGTGACCGCGCAGTCGAACGCCGCGCGCGAGCTGCGGACCACGCTGGAGGAGCTGCGGAGGCTGGCGCCGCCGGCGCAGGACATGGACCGGGTGGACGATCTGGCGAAGAAGCGGGGGGACCGGATCCGTGCCCGACGAGCTTGAGGGTCTGCGCGGCGTGCAGACGCCCCGGCTGTTCACCGCACCGCTGGCGTTCCTGTCCTCGGCCGGGCAGGAAGCGGTGGAGCTGGCGGCGATGGCCGGGCTGGAGCTGCTGCCGTGGCAGCAGCACGTCCTGGACGTCGGCATGCGCGAGCGGCCGGACGGCAACTGGTCCGCGTTCGAAGTCGCCGTCAACGTCCCACGGCAGAACGGCAAGGGCGCGATCATCGAAGCGCGGGAGCTGGCCGGCCTGTTCCTGCTCGGCGAGCACCTGATCATCCACTCGGCCCACGAGTTCAAGACGAGCCGGGTGGCGTTCCAGCGGATCCAGTCACTGATCCTTGGGTGCCCTGACCTGCGGAAACGCGTCAAGCGAGTCTTGAACAACACCACCGAGACGTCGATCACCCTGGTGACCGGGCAGAGCCTGCAGTTCCTGGCCCGCTCCGGCGGGTCCGGCCGAGGCTTCACCGGGGACTGCAACATCCTGGACGAGTGCATGTCGCTCGGTGACGACGCCATGGGCGCGCTCATGCCGACCATGTCCGCCATCGAGAACCCGCAGCTGTGGTACCTGGGCAGCGCGGGCATCGGCTCGCCCTCGGTGCAGCTGGCCCGTCTGCGCCGGCGGGCCCTCGCCGCGGCGGAGTCTGGGGAGCCTGATCCGTCGCTGGCGTACTTCGAGTGGTCGGTGGACCCGCACTTGGACGAGTGCCCGCAGGGCTGCACGGACCATGACAGCGCCGACGACCCGGCCGCCTGGGCGAAGGCTAACCCGTCGCTGGGCTACCTCATCAGCCCGGGGTTCGTCCGCAACGAGCGGGCCTCCCTCGGCAACGGCGGCATCTTCGAGCGGGAACGGCTCGGCATCGGCGACTACCCGTCCGACTCGGCGGACACCTGGCAGGTCATCGGAGAGGACGCGTGGCGGGCCCTGGCCGCAGCTGAGGCGACTGCCGAGACGCCGATGGCGATGTGCATCGACATGACGCCGGAGCGGTCGCACGCGGCGATCTGCGTGGCCGGACCCTGGCGCGGGGGGACGCACGTGGAGGTCATGGAGCATCGGCCGGGTACGGGCTGGATCCTGGACCGGGCGGCCGAGCTGCACGCGAAGTGGAAGCCGCGGGTGTGGGTGGTCGACCCGGGCAGCGCGGCCGGCTCCCTCATCCCCGAGCTAGAGGAGCGCCTCGGGATCGAGGTGGTCAAGCCCAAGGGCCGGGACGTCGCCGCGGCGTGCGGGCAGTTCTACGACGCGGTCACCGAGCAGACCCTGAGCCACATCGACCAGCCTCCCCTTGCGACCGCGCTGGCGGGCGCGCAGAAGCGGCTGCTGGGTGATGCGTGGGCGTGGGCCCGCCGGGTCCCGTCCGTGGACATCAGCCCGCTCGTGGCGGCCACGCTCGCCAAGTGGGGACTGGGCGCCGAGGTCGAAGAACCCAGGGACATCCTGAAGAGCGTGTGGTGAGGGGGCAGTCATGAAGTGGTGGCCCTTCCGCCGCACCGCGCTGAAGCGGGCGATCTCCTACCAGGATGTGTGGGGCGCGGGGTCAGACCCGGCCGTCCTGCGCGGTAGCAGCCAGGAGCGGGCGCTGCGCCTGGGGCCCGTGTACGCGGCCACGCGGCTGCTCGCGGACTCGGTGGCGTCCCTGCCGCTCAAGGCGTACAGGGCGGACGGAGACGACCGGCTGCGGGCGCCTCTGCCCGCGTTGTTCCGGCGGCCGGCCGCTGTCGGCACCCGCTACGACTGGCTTCACCGGTGCATGACCTCGCTGACGCTGCGCGGCAACGCCTACGGGCTGATCGTCGCCTGGGGGCCGGACGGCTGGCCCAGCCAGATCGAGTGGCTCCACCCGGATGACGTGACCCTTGAGGACAACCTCGCGCCCGTCCCGGTCTGGTACTACAAGGGCCGCCGCCTCGAAGACGGGCAGATGTTCCACATCCCCGCCTACACGGTGCCGGGCCAGATCCTCGGGCTCTCACCGATCGCGTACTTCGCGACGACGACGGAGGCCGGCCTGCTGGCCAACCAGTTCGGCCGGGACTGGTTCGCCAACGGCTCCACTCCCAGCGCCGTCCTGGAGTCGGACATGGCCGTCGACAGGGACGCGGCCACCGTCCTGAAGGCCCGGTTCAAGGAGGCCGCCCAGGGCCGCGACGTGGTCGCGCTCGGCAACGGCGTGAAGTACCGGCCCATCTCCGTGCCCGCGAACGAGTCGCAGTTCCTGGAGACCATCAAGGCCACCGCCAACCAGATCGCCGCGATCTACGGCGTGCCGCCGGAGAAGGTCGGCGGCGAGACCGGCGGCAGCCTCACCTACGCCACCGTGGAGCAGAACAGCATCGACCTGCTCACGTGGACGCTCCGCCCGTGGCTGGCCCGCCTGGAGGAAGCCTTCTCCCAGCTGCGACCGCCGACGGAAGAGGCCCGGTTCAACGCGGACGCGATGCTGCGCACGGACACGCTGACCCGCTATCAGGCGCACCGGATCGCTCGTGCGATCGGCCTGAACAGCATCGATGAACTGCGGCGCCAGGAAGACGAGCCCCCGCTCCCGAACGGGCTCGGGCAGGACTACACGCCACTGCTGAAGGTGGCCCGGGACGAAAGCGAGAAATGAGTGAACGGCGACAGTGAGCGTCGGTTCACCCGCGGCCTCGTGGAGGTCCGGGCGGCCGGCGACAGCAGGACGATCGGCGGGTACGCGGCGAAGTTCAACACGCTCTCGCGAAACCTGGGCGGCTTCGTGGAGCGCATCGACCCCGGCTTCTTCGCGAAGTCCGAGGGCGACGGCTGGCCCCGAGTGATGGCCCGCTACAACCACGACAACAACATGCTGCTGGGCACGACCCGGGCGGGCACGCTGCGGCTGCAGACGGATGGCACGGGCCTGGACTACAGCGTCGACGTGCCGGCCGCCCGCTCGGACGTCTTCGAGCTGGTGCAGCGCGGCGACGTCACCGAGTCCAGCTTCGCGTTCTATACGTTCGAGGACGACTGGGCGATGACCGACGACGGCTTCCCGGTGCGCACGCTGCTGTCCGGGCAGCTGGTCGACGTCGCCCCCGTCAACGACCCGGCCTACCTGGACACCTCCACCGGCCTGCGCTCCCTGGCGGAGAAGGCGGGCGCGGAGCTGGCCGAGGTCCGGGCCGCGGCCGAGGCCGGCGAGCTGAAGCGGTTCCTCGGGGCACCGGCCCCCACGATCATCCCGGTGAGCGGGCAGGGCGACACCCACCCGCTTCTCGCGGTACGGCAGCGGCGCGCCGAGCTGATGAAGCGCCGCACCTTCTGAGGCAGGGCGACACCCACCTCACCCACCCCACCCCACGGCACCCCAGCTCTGCGCTGCGGGTGTCGTCGTCATGCCCAGGAGGGCGCATGTCCAGCCACATCAAGGCGCTGCAGGAGCGCCGCGCGAACATCTGGGAGCAGGCCAAGGCCCTGCTCGACACCGCCGAGAACGAGAAGCGGGACCTGTCGGCGGAGGAGGAGGCCAAGTATCAGGCGCTGAACGCCGACCTGGACCGGATCGACGCCCGCGCCAAGGATCTGCTGGAGGCGGAGAAGCGCAGTAAGGACGCCGAGGACGCGTTCGCGCAGCTGCTCGCCCGGCCCGAGGAAGGCCGCCGGCAGCCGCAGGAACGGGACTCGGAGCTGCGCCGGTGGGCTCGCGGTGAGGTCCGCAGCATCGACATCCCGAAGCCGGAGGGCATCGCCTTCCGTGACCTGCTCAAGGGCACGGCGACCGCGGGCGGCAACACCGTGCCGACCACGTTCTACGGCAAGCTCATGGCCCATCTCATCGAGGTGTCCGGCCTGATGATGGCCGGGCCCACGGTCCTGAACACCGCCTCTGGCGAGACCATCGAGGTCCCGGTCACCACGGCGCACTCCAGCGCGTCGCTCACCCCCGAGGCCAACCCGCTCAACGAGTCCGACCCGGCGTTCGCCAAGCGCACCCTGGGCGCCTACAAGTACGGCGTCCTGATGCAGGCGTCCACCGAGCTGCTCTCCGACACCGGCGTCGACCTGGAGGGCTACCTGGCCATGCAGGCCGGCCGGGCGCTGGGCAACGCCTTCGGCGCGCACGCCATCACCGGCACCGGCACGAACCAGCCCACCGGCCTCATCACCTCGGCGTCGACCGGTGTGACCGGCGGCACCGGCGTGGCGGGCGCGTTCACCGCGGACAACCTCATCGACCTGTACTACAGCGTCATCGCCCCGTACCGGAACAGCGCCTCGTGCGGCTGGCTCATGCGGGACGCCACCCTCGGCGCCGTCCGGAAGCTGAAGGACGGCCAGAACCAGTACCTGTGGCAGCCGTCCATCCAGGTCGGCGCCCCGGACACGCTGCTGGGCAAGCCGGTCCACACCGACCCGAACGTGGCCGCCGTGGCGACGTCCGCGAAGTCCGTGGCGTTCGGCGACTTCTCCCAGTACTTCGTCCGCCTGGCGGGCGGCGTCCGCTTCGAGCGGTCCGAGGACTACGCCTTCAACTCCGACCTGGTCACCTTCCGCGCGATCATCCGCGCCGACGGCCTGCTCGTCGACCAGACCGGCGCCGTCAAGGTCTTCGCCGGCGCCGCCACCTGATCCCCCGCGCGGAGCGGCCACTCGGTCTCTCCGCGCTCCCTCACCGACGAAGGAGTAACCCATGCGCGTGCGCATGAAGGTCACGCTCTCCGGGACGCGGGACGGCGAAGCGTGGCCGCCGCGCGGCGAGCTGGTCGACCTGCCCGACGCCGAGGCCGCCGACATGGTGGCCGCCGGCCTGGCGGAGAAGCCCGGCGAGGACGCCCCCCGCGTTGAGGAGGCCACGGCCCCCGAGGCGGAGACATCGACCCCGTCCCGCCGCAAGCCCTCCGCCCGCGGCAAGTGAGAAAGGGGGGCAGGCCATGGCGCTCCTGACGCTGGCTGAAGCGAAAGCCCAGCTCGACATCGACAGCACCGTGGACGACATCGAGCTGCAGGCGTACATCGAAGCCGTCACGTCGGTGATCGAGCGGCACGTCGGCCCGGTGGAGAACCGCGAGATCACCGAGACGATCGAGGGCCGCAGCAGCTCCATGTGCCTGTCCCACATCCCAGTCGTCGCCCTGGTATCGGTGGTGCCAGCCGTCGAAGCGGGAGATCCGCTCGACCTGAACACCCTGGTGCTGGACCGCTCCACCGGCATCGTCCGATACCGGGGCGGCTCGTTCGCCGGAACGTTGTGGAGCGTCACCTACACAGCCGGACGGGGAGAGGTGCCGCCCACCATCAACCTCGCCGCACGGATCATGCTGCAGCACCTGTGGCGCACCCAGTACGGGGCGTCCCGGGCGCTGGCCGGGATCGGCGGCGCAGACGACGTCTCCGTCACAGAGCCGATCGCAGGCTGGGGCTACGCGATCCCATACCGGGTGCTGCAGCTGCTGGAGCCCTACAAGGTTCCGCCGGGGGTGTCCTGATGACGGCCTCCCGCGTCCCGGCCGCAGTCGACGCACTGCTGGACATTCTGCGGGCCCGCCCCGCCCTGGCAGGCGTGCGCATCGTAGACGGCCCGGAGCCGGTGAACCTCACGGACAAGCGGCGCATTCATGTCGGCTGGTCGCCGTTCTCGGACGCCGCGGTGTCGCTGCAGCAGGACTTCAACAGCGCCGGCGCCCGCACCCGCGACGAGGTCTTCCAGATCGCCGGCTACGTGGAAGTCCGCTCCGGCGACAAGGACATGAAGCAGCGGCGCGACGACGCGTTCGCCCTGCTCGGCGAGGTCGAGCAGGCGCTGCGTGCCACAGACGCCGCACCCGAGGCGCCCACGCTGAACGGCACGGTGCTGTGGGCGCAGCTGACCGCCGGCGACCTGTACCAGCAGCAGGCGAAAGGAAGTACCGCCGGGCTCGCTTTCACGGTGACCTGCCAGGCCCGTATCTGATCCACAGCAGCAGAGGAGTACAGCCATGGCGCGTGTGCGCTTCATCGGGCCGGAGCCGGTCACCGTGCCCGAACTCGGCGGTCGGACCGTCGAGCCGGACGAGGTGGTGGAGGTTCCGGACGGCCGGTTCGAGGGCTACGTGTGCCAGCCCGGCACCTGGGAGCCGGTCGAGGAACCGAGGGCCGGGGACGAGGCGCCGGTGGCGCCGCTGAAGAAGACCGCGGCCAAGCCGCAGAAGACGGAGGGCTGATCCATGGCGATCGGATCGGGTCTCGGCGCGCAGCTGGGCATCGCGGCCGAGACGACCTACGGCGTCTTCGTGGCGCCGACGAAGTTCCTGGAGTTCACCAAGGAAAGCCTGGTCCTGAAGAAGACGACCGCGCAGTCCTCCGGGATCGCGGCCGGACGGCTGATGGCGCTGTCCTCGCGTCGTGTCGTCACCCGCCGTGAGGCGTCCGGGTCCGTCGACCTGGAGGTGACGAACAAGGGGATGGGGCTGCTGCTCCAGGCGCTGATGGGTACGACCGTCACCCCGGTGCAGCAGGGCGTCACGACCGCCTATCTGCAGACGCACACGCTGGCCAGTGTGGCCGGCAAGAGCCTCACGATCCAGAAGGGCGTGCCGCTCACGAGCGGTACCGTCACGGACAAGACGTTCGTGGGCTGCAAGGTCGTGTCCGGTGAGTTCTCGTGCGAGGTCGGCGGCATGCTGGCCGCCTCGTTCGAGGTCGACGGCAAGGACTGCGACGAGGGCCAGACCCTGGCCGCCGCGTCGTACAGCAACATGAGCCCGTTTCACTTCGGGCAGATGGCGGTCAAGTCCGGCACGTTCGGCGCGGAGACCGCGCTGGACGGCATCCGCAAGGTCTCGGTGAAGATCGAGCGCCCGCAGGACGTCGAAAGGTTCTACGCCGGCCAGTCGGCTCTGAAGAAGGAGCCGATCGAGAATGACCTCGTCAAGATCTCCGGCAGCCTGGAGACGGACTACGTCGCGACCACGCTGGACGACCTGCACACGAGCGACGGCGCCACCTCGCTGGTGTGGGAGTTCGTCGGTGGGCTCATCGCCTCGACGTACTACGAGACGTTCCGGATCACGCTGCCGGCGGTGAAGTTGGACGAGGGCCCGCCGGTCGTGGACGGCTACGGCGTCGTCAAGCCGACGTTCAACTTCACGGCGCTGTACGACGGCACCAACCTGCCGAAGATCGAGTACATCTCGACCGACGTCACCCTGTGAGCGGGCCGTGACCCGCGAGGTGCGCATCCTCAACACCGGCAGCCTGCTGGAGCTGCAGCGGCGCCTGCGGGCCGCCGGTGGGGAGAACATCCGCAGCAGCATGCAGCGCCGCATCCGGCGCGCCGCCGAGCCGCTGCGCGACGACCTGCAGTCCGCCATCCGGGGCCTGGCCATCACCTCCCAAGGGCGGGGGGCGGGGAAGCGGGGCGGGCCCTCGCCGACCAGCCGCCCGCTGCGGGCCACGATCGCCGCGGCCATCCGCATCTCCGTCCGCAACACCGGTAACCCCGGCGCCCGGGTGTGGCTGGACCGCTCGCTGCTGCCGCCCGACATCCCGCTCGGCCTGGTGAACCGGCTGAACGAGGGCCGCCTCAGGCACCCCGTGTTCGGGAACCGGCGGCGCTGGGCGCAGCAGAACGCCACCCCGCTGTGGTGGGACCGGATCGTGCGGCAGCACACCCCCCGTATCGAGCGTGAAGTCGCCCGGGTCCTGGACGACGTGCGCCGCAAACTCACCTGACCTGGAGCACAGACAGATGATCGTTTCCTACACGCACGACGATGGCACCGTGGAGCAGGTCTCCACCGACGAGCTGTCCACCGTGGAGTCCGCCGCGATCGAGAAGGTCACCGGCTCGGACTGGGCGGCGGTGGAGCGGGCGCTGCGCGTGCAGGACCCCACCGCGATGCGCGCCGTGCTGTGGACGCACCGCAAGCGCGCCAACCCGCCGCTGCGGTTCTCCGACTTCGACGTCCCCGCGTGGAAGCGCCGGCTCAAGGCGCGGCTGGAACGCGAGGAGATCGAGGAGATTGTCGAGGAGCTGCTGCGCGACGACGACAGCGAGCAGGCCCAAGGCGAGGCGCTGCACTACCTGCGGAAGTTCGCGCACGACCCGGCCGACGTGGACGCCGTGTGGGCCGACGCCACCGGCCCAAAAGGCAACGTCCTCGCCGCGGTCCCCAGCTTGGCCGTGACGCCGGCCGACTCGCCCAGCTCTTCGACGGACGCCGACTGGGCGACCTCTTCGACGAGCACTGGTGCCTGATCGCGCACCTCCTCCACATCGGGCCTGACCAGCTCGGGCAGTTCCCCCGGCACCGCTTCCTCCAGGCCGTCGCCTGGGTCGACCACCACCAGGCCGAACAGGCCAGAGCGGCAGCTGCAGGAGGTGAGTGATGGCCGGGCAGCGGATGACCTTCACGCTCGACGGACGCGACGACCTGTCCCGAGTCCTGAACAGCGCGGGTGACAGCGCCGCCCGGATGCAGCAGCGCCTGGACGACGCCGCGTCCCGGTCGTCCACGTCCCTGCGCAACCTCGCCCGGGACGCCGACGGCAGGCTGCGGTTCGCGTCCGGCGCGATTGTCCGCGCGGCCGGTGACGCGGGGGACGCCCTGACGACGCTCGGTGACGACGCTGAGCGCGCGTCCCGGCGCATCGTGGACGGCGCCGACGACGCTGATGACAGCCTGCGGCAGGTCGCCGACAGCGCCGACGACGCCGGTGCCAGGGTGACCCGTTCGCTGCGGGACCGCATCGGTGATGCTGCGGACCGGGCCAAGGGCAAGCTGGAGGCGCTCAGCCGCGGCGCCAGCCGGTTCGCGGCGATCGCGTCGGGCGGTCTCGGGGTCCCGGCCGCTGTTGCCGGTGTCGGTGTCCTGGCCGCCTCCCTGGTGTCCGCCGGCGCGGCGACCGCCGCGTTCAAGCTGGCCGTCGTCCCGCAGATGGAGGCGGTCACGAAGGTGACCGACGCCTACACCGCGGCGCAGGAGGCGCAGGCCGAGGGCGGTGAGGCGGCGGCCGAGGCGCAGAAGGAGTACAAGCGGCAGCTGGACAGCCTGCCGCCGGCGTCCCGCGCGGTGGCGAAGTCGCTGATCGGGCTGAAGAACGACCACCAGAAGTGGTCGGATTCGCTGTCCAAGGACACGATGCCGGTCTTCGTGAAGGGGATCGAGCTGGCCCGCAAGGTGCTGCCGCAATTGACGCCGCTGGTGAAGACCGCGGCGGGCGCGTTCGGCGGGTTCCTCGATGACCTGAGCCGCAAGGCCGAGGGCGGCGGCCTGGACCGGTTCATCGGCCGCGTCGACCGCGCGGCGAAGGAGACGCTGCCCGACCTGCTCCGCTCGGGCCGCAACGTCTTCATCGGGCTGGGCGGCATCATCGACGCCTTCCTGCCCAGCGAGGGCAAGCTGTCCGACGGGATCGAGGACGCCACCAAGAAGTTCGCCGAGTGGGGCCAGGGCCTGAAGGACTCCGAGGGCTTCGAGAAGTTCATGGACCTGGCGGACCGGTCCGGTGACGCGCTGGGCAAGATGGCCACCGCCGGGGCCAACCTGCTGATCGCGCTCGGTCCGGCGGCCGGGATCACTGCTGGTTTCGTCGGGGTCATCGCCGACTTGATCAACAAGGCGCCGCCGGAGGTGCTGCAGGGGATCGCCACGGGGATGCTCGCCATCAAGCTGGCCACGCTCGGCATCAACGGCGCGATGGCGCTGATGAACGCCAACCCGGTCGTGCTGGCGGCAGCAGCCGTCGTGGGCCTGGGCGTCGTGCTGGCGCTGGCCTGGAAGAGGAGCGAGCGGTTCAGGGACATCGCGACCCGGTCGTTCACCGTGGTCGGGCAGGTGATGCTGGGCCAGATCCGGGTGATGCTGCTCGGGATGCGGTCCTTCTCGGACGCCTCCCTCGGCATGATCGTCTCGATCGCGGAGGCCGCCGAGGGCACCCTGGGGAAGATCCCCGGCATCGGCGACAAGGTCAAGGGGCTGGCCGAGACCGCTCGGGGGTTCCGCGACGACACCAGCCAGTACTTCACCGACGCCCTCGGGAAGGTCGATTCCTACTCCGAGGGCCTGAATCGGCTGCCGAAGGACATCAAGTTCAAGGGCGAGATCTCCGACCTGGATGCGAAGATCCGGGCCGCCCAGCAGCGGGTCGACAGCCTCAAGCAGAAGAAGAAGACGGCAGTCGGTGCCGACAAGAAGGATCTTGAAATTCAGGTGGCGGTGGCGCAGGCACGCCTGGACAGCCTGAAGCAGAAGCGGGCCGCCCGGATCGCAGCACACGACGAGGCCAGCGGCAAGATCTCCTGGGTCCAGCGGATGCTGAACAACGTCAACGGCCGCGTGGCCACCGTGACGGTCCAGGCGAAGACGGCCGGGATCATGGCCGCGAAGGCGGCGATCGCCGCTCTCGGCGGCATGCCCTTTGCCACCGGCGGACTGGTGCGCCGCTTCGCCGACGGCGGCCCGACAGGGCTGGTACGCGGCCCCGGGACGGCGACGTCGGACAGCATCCCGGCCCTGCTGTCGAACGGCGAGTACGTCATCAAGGCGGCCTCGGTCCGCAAGTACGGCACCGGTCTCCTCGACGCCATCAACTCGGGCCGCTACCAGACGGCGGCAGGCGGAGCCGGCGCGGCCGTGGCAGCGGGCCTCGCCCAGGGGATGACCGGCAGCACCAGCGCTGTCACCCTCGCCGCCCGGTCCATGGCCGCCGCGGTCGTCCTCGGCATCAAGACCGAGCTGCAGATCGCCAGCCCGTCGAAGAAGACCCGGGCCCTGGCGCAGGACGTCGGCAAGGGCTTCATCGCCGGCCTGACCGGCTCCCGCGACAAGATCAAGGCGGTGGCCAAGGATCTCGCGACCGACATCAAGGCGGCGTTCTCCGGCCACAAGGAATCGTCCCTGCTGAAGATGGTCGCCCGGGAGACCAAGCGGCTGGACGAGTACGCCTCCAAGCGCGACAAGATCGCAGCGAAGATCAAGGAGGCCAAGGCGTATGCGTCCGATCTGACGAAGACCGCCCGCGGGCAGGCGTCCTTGTCCGCCCTCGGCATGTCCCCGGAGGAGGTCACCGCCGGCGGCATCAAAGGCGGGCTGGCGCAGAAGCTCGCGCAGATCAAACGGTTCAGCTCGTACATCGGCACGCTGGCCAAGCGGGGCCTGAACAAGAACCTGATCAGGCAGATCCTCGACATGGGCCCGATCGACGGCTACGCCTACGCCTCGGCGCTCGCCGGTGCGGACAAGGCCACGCTGGCGGCGGTCAACAAGAGCCAGAAGGCCATCGATGACGAGACGACCAAGCTGGGCCGTAAGGGCGCGGACATCCTCTACGACTCCGGGAAGAACGCGGGCAAGGGCTTCCTGGCCGGGCTGGCCGCCCAGCAGAAGGACATCGAGAAGCTCATGGTGAAGATCGCCAAGGGCATGGAGAAGGCGATCAAGAAGGCGCTGGGGATCCGCTCTCCGAGCACCGTCATGGCCCGGCTCGGCGCCTTCTCCACCCAGGGCCTGGCCCGCGGCCTGGTCGACGGTCTGCCCCACGTCGACCGCGCCCTGGACACCGTCGTCGGCCGGGTCGCCGCGACCCGCCCCGCCATCGGCCGCCCGGCCGTCACAGCCAGCGGCGGCGGGCAGGCCGCCACGATCAACATCACCGTCAACGGCGCCATCGACCCGTACTCCACCGCGCGCGAGCTGGACAAGGTCCTCTCGAAGTACCGGCGTGGCCGGGGCGGCGCCAACTACAGCTTCGCGTAAGGAGGACCTCGTGCCGCTGCTGGTGGAGATGGGCTGGGGCGGGCTGATCCAACTGCCGGCCACCATCACGTGGACGGACGTCACGGCCTACACCGACGTGGTGCAGGGCGTGACCATCACCCGAGGTGCGGCCGACGAACTGTCCGAGACCCAGCCCGGCACGGCCACCGTCCGATTCGACAACGCCGACGGCCGGTTCACCCCCTACAGCGCCGCGTCACCGTACTACCCCTACGTGCGGCGCAACGCGCCGATCCGGATCTCGGTCGCGGTCATGCCGACCGTGTCCGGGTCGGCGCCCTACCCGCTCGCCATGCTCGGCGACGACTTCTCCACCAGCCAGGTCGACACCAGCCGCTGGCCGACGAACACCGGCGCCGCGTTCATCACCAGCGAGAACCGCCTGCGGATCCCGGTGAACCCGGGGGCCGACACCAACTTCACCAGCGCGCGCACCTGGACACTGGCCGGCAGCAAGCTCACCGCCAAGCTCGCGGCCGTCCCCGCGCTGAACGGGTCCTCGAACTGCGCGGCGAGCATGTGGGTCACCTCCACCACGGCCGGGACGCGGATCGGCTGGCGGTACGACGCGGGCACCGGGCAGCTGAGCGCCCAGTCCCAGGTCGGCTTCGCCGACGCCGGCGCCATCAACTTCACCTACAGCCCGATCGACCACGCGTGGATCCGCGTGCGCGAGACGGGCACCTCCGTCATCTGGGAGACCTCGCCCGACGGCTACGTGTGGACCAACCGGCGCGCGGTCTCCACCCCTGCCTGGGTGACCAGCCAGACGCACGCCGTCGACTTCCCCACCACCCGCACCGGTGGCACGGCCGGCTACATCGAGTGGGACTGGATTGGTGCCGAGGTCCGGCCCCGCTTCTACGGCATGGTCAACGAGTGGCCCGTCAGCTTCGAGGGTCTGACCAGCACCGTGACCGTGTCCTGCACGGACCTGTTCAAGTGGCTCAACCGGCAGCCCGCCCTCAGGAGCATGGCCGCCGAGGAGGCCCTGGCCTACAGCGAGTTGATCGCGTACTACCCCCTCACCGAGGACAGCGGGGCGGCGAGCGTCGGCGATGTCTCCGGCGCGGGCGCCGGATCTCTGGCCGTCACCCAGGCCGGGTCCGGCGGCAGCCTCACCCTGGCCGCCGCCACGGGCCCGGCCGAGACCGGCGAGAGCTTCCCCACGTTCGCGCCCGCTTCGGCCACGAACGGCAAGTACCTGACCGGGGACCTCGGCCAGGTCGCCGCCGACCAGATCGCCGAGAACTGGCCGATCCTGGAGGCGTGGTTCCAGACGACCACCACCGGGCGGGCCATCGTCGGCATCGCCTCGGCGGACTACCAGTACGTGCACGTCCTGTCCGTCGCGGCCGGCGGCGGCCTGCAGATCGAGTGGACCACCACCGGCGCCAGCACCCTCACCGTCGAGGCACTGTCCGGGCCGACCACGATGGCCGACGGCAACTGGCACCACGTCGTCTACGACACGTTCCAGAACAGCGTATGGGTCGACGGCGCCCTCGCCGACGGCACGATCAGCGCCTCGTTCGGCTACGACCAGCGCGTCCTGCACATCGGCGGCTACCGCGGCACCCGGCTGTTCAACGGGTCCATCGGCCTGGTCGGCGTGTACGGCAGCTTCAACTCGGTCGACGCCGACATCGGCGCGCACTACGCCGCCGGCGCCACCGGCTACTCGGGCGAGACCGCGGACGACCGGATCCGGCGCCTGGCCGCCTACGCCGGGATCGCCTCGGTCACCGTGGCCGGGACCGTCCACGATCCGATCGCCTCGCAGGGACCGGCCGGCAGCACGGTGGTGGCCCGCCTGCGGGAGGTGGAGTCGACCGAGTCCGGCAAGCTGTTCGCGGCCCGCGACACGTTCGGGCTCGTGTACCAGTCCCGCAGCCTGCGCTACAACCCGACGTCCGGGGGCGAGGCCTTCACGATCGCCTACGCCGACCTGGAGACCCGGTCGGTGGAGCTGGCCGACGACGACCAGAAGCTGGTCAACGCGGTGGAGGCGTCCCGGCCGGGCGGGGCCACACAGCGCGTCACCGCGGCCGCCTCGATCCTGGCGTTCGGCCGGTACGAGCAGCAGCTGAACATCCTGAAGACGTCGGACAACAGCGTGCTGGACGCCGCGTACTGGCTGGTGTCCCGCTACGCCAACCCGAGCGTCGAGCTGCGCGAGGTACCGATCGAGGCCTCCACACTGTCCGGCTACCTGGCCGTCCTCGCCGCCGACATCTCCAGCTACTTCTCCATCACGAGCCTGCCGAGCCAGGCGCCGGCCTCCTCGCTGCGGGTCACGATCGAGGGCTACACCGAGACGATCCGGCAGGGCAGCCACTCGATCCAGTTCCACACCAGCGCCACCACCACCGACAGCGTCTGGGTCCTGGACGACGCCACCTACTCCGTCCTCGACTCCACCACCCGCCTCGCCTACTAGGAGCACCGCATGCCCATCGCCGTCGTCCGGGCCGAGACGTTCTACCTGCCGCCGCCCCCTGAGCCCGCCGACGCCTGGGCGGACGTCCCGGCCGCGCTGCTGGTGTGGCGCTGGTACGAGGCCCGCATGGGCCGCCGCGTGGTCCCGCCCGCGGACGAGGACCTCACCGGCGAGTCGTACTACGCGCGGATCAACCAGAACCGGTGGATCGCCGACTGCTCGTCCTGCGGCTCCGCGGCGGTCGTCTCTCCGACCGACCCCCGCTACGCCTGCACCCAGTGCAACTGGGGCTGGTGCACGCTGATCTTCCCCGACGACGTCGCCGCGGTGGAGGCCAGCCTCATGCCGCTCAAGCCCGCGCTGCGGAACTGGTGGCACGCCGACGACCCGGCCAACCCGGACCGGCCGCCGGCCGAGCCGACGCCCGAGCCGGGCCCGATGAGCAGCGAGGTGTGAGGTGACATTCACCCCGCGGACCTGGGTCGTCGGCGAGACCGTGTCGGCCGCGATCATGAACCAGGAGATCCGCGACCAGCTCAACAGCATGTTCGCCGCGTGGACGTCGTACACCCCGACCTGGACCGCGTCCACCACCAACCCGGTCTTGGGCAACGGCACCCTCACGGGCCGGTACATGAAGATCGGTCGGACCGTCGTCTGCCACATCAACCTCACCACCGGCAGTACGACCACCTACGGCAGCGGCAACTACAACTGGACGTTGCCCTTCCAGGCGGCGAACGCGGGCGCGTCCATCGTCGGCACCGCCCACCTGCTCGGCACCGACCGCTGGAACGGATCCATCGTGATCTCACCGAACGCCAACAACTGCTCCGCGTTCCTGTCCACCAGCAGCACCAACACCCGCATCGACTTCATGACGCCCACCCGGCCCGAAACCCTCGCCGCCGGCGCCCAGGTCCGGTTGACGTTCGTCTACGAATCCGCCACCTGACCCGCCCCCTTCCCCGCCCGCCCCGCGCCCGATGGCCGGGGCGTTCGTCATGTCTGGAGCCCTGCAGTGAAGCTCGTGACCAGAGCACAACTCGGCTGGCCCGCCTCGGCCGCGCCGACACAGACGTCCACCCGGGGCGTCAAGGTCCACTACGAGGGGACCGCGGTGAGCACCAAGCTGCTCACGGACCATGCCGCATGCATCGCCGAGTGGAAGGACATCCGCGAGTCCCACCTCGCCAACACCAAGGAGAACTACTCGGACATCGCCTACAACTACGGGGCCTGCCCGCACGGCTACCTCCTCGAAGGCCGCGGCATCGGCAAGCGCACCGGCGCCAACGGCAACCAGCCGCTGAACCAGGCGCACTACGCCATCGTCGGCCTGGTCGGCAGCGAGGGTCTGACCAAGCCGACCGACGCCATGCTCGGCGCGATCCGCGACGGCATCGAGCTGCTGCGCAAGCACGGCGCCGGGAACGAGATCCTGGGGCACCGGGACGGCTACGCGACCGAGTGCCCGGGCGGCCCGCTGTACGCGTGGGTGCAGAAGGGCGCCCCGCGCCCGGGCGGTACCGCACCGCAGCCGCCGGCGGCGAAGCCGAAGGTGTCGCTGGCCCACGTCGTGTACGCGGCCCGCCACGACCCGCCCGCGGCGCAGGGCCACACCTCCTACAAGAGCGAGGTCCTCACCGTCGAGAAGGCGCTGAAGGCCGAGGGCCTGCTGCCCGCCGAGTACGTGGACGGCAGCTTCGGCTCGAAGACCGTCATCGCCTACGCGCGCTGGCAGCGCTCCCCGGCCGGCGGCGGCTACACCGGCGCCGCCGCCGACGGCATCCCCGGCAAGAAGTCCCTGAAGCTGCTCGCCGCCCGGCACGGCTTCACCGTCATCGACTGACCGAAGGAACCGCTATGCGAATCTCCAGCATCGCCAAGTCCATCGTGGCCGGGATCTCCGCCGGTGCAGCCGCGGCGGTCGCGGCCGTCCAGGACAACGTCGTTACCACCGGGGAGGGCGTCACGATCGTGCTCGCCGTGCTCGGCGCCTGGGGCATCACCTACGCCGTTCCCAACCGCCCGTCCCAGGGCGCCTGATGCGCGCGGCGGCCCGGCGGCTCCGTAAGCGGTTGGGCCGCCGCGGTACGGTGCTGGCCCTGCTCGGCACCGGGAAGATCTGCTACGGGGCGGGCTACGTGCTGACGCCGCAGCCTGAGACGCGGGGCCTGGAGCTGCTCACCAGCCATGCGGGGATCCGCTGGTGGGCGATGGTGTGGGTGGTCTGCGGCGCGATCACCGCCAGCTCTGGACTGCTGCGCATCGGCCGGGACCGGTGGGGCTTCATCGCCGCCTTGGTCCCGCCGTTCGTATGGGGGGCCGCGTTCCTGTGGGCCTCCCTCATGGGGGACTTTCCACGCGGTCTGGCCATCTTCGGCTGGTACGCCTGCTCACACATCGGGATCATCCTGTGGGCCGCGAGCGTGCCGGAGTACGCCGTACCGCACTTCACACCCCGGGAGAGAACGTGACCGGAGGATGGGGCGTGGTGGCCGGGATCCTCGGATCGCTGCTCGGCGCCGTCGCCCTACTGGGCTCGGGCCTGTTCGCGGCCCGGGCCACCCGCGCTGCTGCGGCGACCACCGCGGAGGCGCAACGCGCGGCGGCCGAGGCGGCGGCCGAGCCCGCGCAGCGGCAGCAGGACCTGGCCGCGTTCAAGGAGATCCGCGAGGCGCTCGAACGGCGGGTGGATCGCAGCGAGCGCCGCATCGAGGGACTGACCTCGTTGGTGCGCGCGTATGCCGGGTACGTCGCCGAGCTGACCGGGCTGATGCGGCAGCGCGGCATCGAGCCCCCGCCACCGCCACCGCGGGTGGACGAGTACGACCGCACCGGAGTCTGACCACCGGCCCCGCTCTCCTTCGGGAGGGCGGGGCCGCTTTCGTGCGTCAGGACTGCGGAAAGTCCTCACCGCAGGTCGTACAGACCAGGTCTCCAGTCGGTGAACCTGCGATGTACTCCTTCACCTTGCGAGGATGCTTACAGGGCGGCGAGCCCTTGGCCTCCCACGCCTTTTGCAACCGCGTTGCTTCTTCCATCTGCATGAGCGCCTCCTCGGTCCTGAGCTGGGAGAGAAGACACCCGTGCCCGGCGGACGGTTGCACGGGTCAGTCGTCCAGGTCGATGCGGAAGTCGACGATGGTGGTGTCGCCCCGGCGCACGATGGGGTGGGCAACCTCGACGACGCGGCCGGTGTCCGCGATGTGCTTGCGGGTGTACCGCAGGACCGGGACGCCAGCGCCTATGCGCAGCGTCGCCGCCTCCACCTCGTTGGGCATGGCCGCGGTGAACGACTCGGTGATCGCGGTGACGCGGATGCCGAGCGTCGCCAGCTGCACCCGAGTCCCACCCGGCCAGGGCTCGTTGATGGGGTCAGCGACGGGCGTGCCGCCGACATCCGACCAGCGCACGTAGGACGTGCTCATCTGGGTGGGCTGGTCGTTGTCGTAGAACACGAAGTGCCGGGCCAGCAGCCGCTCGCCAACCTCGCAGTCGAACAGCGCCGCCAACTCGGTGTCCGCCTGAACCCGCTCGAACCGCTTGTCGAGCCGGTACTCCGACCAGCCGATCCCTTGGTCGCGGGTGTACGGCGTCGACTTGGCGCCCGGCGTCGACCGGTATCGGTCGGCGGCCATGCGGTGGATCGGCGGACGAGGCCGGACGCGTGTGCCCGCTCGCGCTCGGGTCTCGATGAGCCCCTCGGTGGCCAGCAGCCGGAGCGCGTTGCGAATGGTCGTCTCGGATACGCCATACGTCGTACACAGAGCGGGCAACGTGGGCAGCTGGTCGCCGGGCGCGAGCTGGCCGGAGGCGATGCGCTGCCGCAGCTCAGCGGCGATGCGCAGGTACTCGGGCTGTGCCACTGCCGTACCACCGTTCCAAGTGATCGCGTCAATCTGAGTACACATACTCTCCCCTGCCCCTTGACCAGCGCCAACTGCGGCGACAATCTGAGTACAGAAAAGCACTATCCGTACTCAGATAGCCACCGTCTGCGGGGGACAGCCATGCCCGAATCGGGTCACACGTGGCAGAAGGCGTTCAAGGGGGAGCCCATCGAGGCGGCCCATGTCCGGCTCTGGGTCGCCGGCCGCGTGCAGCACCCCGACGCCCCGCTCATCGCCAACGAGCTGTTCGTCGCCGTTCTCAGCTCGGGCGCAGCCGCCGTGGAAATGACCCTCTCGACTTCCGGATCGCGCATCCGCATCATCGCCACCGGCCCGCACCCGCTTCCCCTCACCAGCAGCCACGGCCCCGGCTGGACGATCGTCTCCGGCTTGGCCAACCTCACCGGAATGTCCACAGACGAGACCGGCCTGTGGGCCCAGCTGGGGACGAACAGATGAGCCGCCCACTGCCGCCTGCGAACACGCTCACGCGCGCGCAGTACTCCGGATGGGCCTGCTGCTGGTGCGGCGCATCCCTGCTCCGCTCCGGCGGCACCAGCGCCGGGATCGCGCGCGGCAGCAGCGGCGCCCACGTCCTCGACGTCGAGGTCTACGCCTGCCCCAACTGCGCGCCCGCCCCCACGATCTCCCGTCCGCCTCGCGACCTCTGCCACGAGGCGGACGGGGCACGGCCCTCGGCCCCGAGGGCAACCATCCACAACAGGAGGAATGCGTGACCGTCACGTTAGAGTCCGCCGCCGTCAGCCGTACCCGTGATCCGCAGGAGCTGCTCAACGCGGTGGCACCGCACATCACCGAGCTGACCGTCAACGTCTTCGACTCCGGCATGTCCCTCTGGGACCGGGAGATCGCGCTGCTGCTGCGCGACCACACGATGGTCCGGGACATGGCCGAACGGATCCTCGGCAACGCCGTCATGTACGTTATGGGCTCCATTGAGAACCCGGACGTGCACCTCGGCGTCGGCAAGCTCGTCGACATCGGCGTGCACCAGCTCATCCTCGACACCCCCGTCTGGTGGGGCATCTGCCGCCTGTACAACGGCGGCCGGTTCAAGCACCACGCCCCGTTCATCGAGCGCCGCCGCGATGGGCTGTGCCTGCGGACCGGTGAGTTCCTCCGGTCTCAGGGCTGGCCGATCGACGACGAGCTGTGGGCCATCGACGGCACGGACTGCTCGCCGTGCGACGACAAGGTCCCCGACAGCCACTGA